ATAACCTGAAAGGTTTTGGTAATGACTTAAACCGTGCGGCTGGTGGTTCTGGTAAAGCCTTCAAGTATGAGAAGATCAAATCTCATGCAACTGGTGGCTACATTGAATCAGCTCATAGAGCATTGGTCGGTGAAGCTGGTCCCGAATTAGCCTACAAGAATGGTGCAAATGCACGTCTTTTAGGGGCTAATGGTCCTGCTATTACTAAGGTTCGTCCTGGCGAGCACATTCTTAACGCTCGTGATACTCGTAAAGTCATGGCTGGTGGTTTAGGTCGTGGCTTAACTCTCAAAGGTTATGCAAGTGGCAACACTAAGCTAGGTCAAACTACTAAGACCGTATCAAAGGGCTATAAGAAGATTAATTCTGATGCCACTAAGTCTTTGAAGAGTTTGAGCAAGAACAATGCTTCAAGCTGGTCAAAGCTTCGTAGAACATCAGCCAAGTCAGTTAACGCTGTTCAAAGCCATAACAATTCAACTTGGCGCAAGATTACTAGCCAAACTGCTAAGTACAACAGCAAAACAAGAGCCAACGCCACCAAGGAATACACCGGAATGCGTAAATCTGTGGATAAACAGATGGATAACATGCACGATGGTGTCATTTCTACTGCTAACTCAACTAGCAAAGGTTTTGGTAAGGCTATGGGCAAGATGCGCTCATATGCTAAGGACGCAATGGGTGACACCATTGATCAACTTAACCGTGGTATCAAAGGTATCGACAAGGTACTCTCACAATTTGGTGGCAACGGTAGCGTCATCAAGCCAGTTCACTTCGCACAAGGTTCTGATGCTAACGGTCGCTTGATGCAAAACACTCTTTCAGTCATCAACGATGCTAAGAGCGGTCCACGTCAAGAAGCGTTAGTCTCACCAAACGATGAATTGTACCTGCCTCGTGGAAATGATCTTCATTTGGTGATTCCTCGTGGCTGGGGTGTCTTGAATGGCAGACAAACTCAACAGATAGCTCAAAGCAGGGGCTTACAGCACTTTGCAAAGGGATCTGGTGTAAGTCATAGCCAGTTAAGAAAAATCGCCTCACATGCATTGGCTGATCCTGCTAAGAGCTTTGCAGATATGTTCACCAAGAACATCAAGGAAAGCGGACCAATTCTGCAAAAAGGAACGGTCGATCTTGGTAAGAACGCTTCAACTCACTTTGGTAATCCTTGGAGTACTGCTATGTGGACTATCATCAATAATGCGATTGGTGACTCTACTGGCAAGGGTGGTACTCGTGAGCAGTTCCTGAAATATGCTGAATCAACATTCAGTGGCGTTCCTTATCAAATGGGTGCTGCAAGCAAAAAGCTCAGTGACTGTTCCGGTATGGTTATGCAGGCTCTGCGCAAATTTAGCATCGATATCGGTAGAACTACTGTCGCAATGCAAAACAGTTCCGGTGTTAAGTACCTTGGTAAGTCATTGAGCAACACTATCCCTGGCGACCTGGTCATCTTCGGGCATGGGACCGGAGCCGCAGGGCATGTCGGGATCATTAAGGATCCTAGACGTGGCACCATGTTTAACGAAACGCCACCAAAGGCTCGTGTAACTCGTATTGCTGACGATAAAGGCATGGGGTATGGCTACTACAGAGTCAAAGGACTCCACAATGCTACCCAATCACATAAAACACAAAAAGCTGACAAGCGCTTGATGGCACTTGCCAAACAAGAATTAGGTCATAGTGCTATCAAGTGGATCAAAGATCATCTAGGTGATGACTTTGGCTCTCTTGGTAGTTTTTCTATTGGCGGTGATTTACGTGATAGAGCAAGAGCCTTGGCTGGTGGCTTGAAGAAATTAGACCCACGAGCAACTAAGAATGGTATTGCCGCTGTTTTAGGTAACTGGAACTTTGAATCAGGCGGTTTGAACCCAGGCGCTGTTAACAGTGGCGGTGGCGCTTCTGGTTTAGGTCAATGGCTTGGCGGTCGTTTGACTAACTTGAAAGCATACGCACGCCGTCATGGTACTTCTTGGAAGAATGCTGGTACTCAGTTGTCATTCGCCGTTAAGGGTGAAGGCTCTGATAGTGCAATTCTGAGAAGCGTCTTGGAAGGTCATGGATCAGTTGCAAGCTTGGCTAACAAGTTCTCAGCATTATGGGAACGTGGTGGCTACAATGCACAACACGTTCAAGGCGCTATGCAAGTACGTAAAGCTCTTGGCTTTGCAAAAGGTGGCAATCACTATGGTTCAGGCACCTATCTTGTTGGCGAGAACGGTCCTGAACTGATTAGTACTGACGGCAAGGCTCACATTGATAATCATGATCAAACCAAGAAGAAGCTTGGTGACTTGTTCGATGACTTGAATGTTAAGAAGATCAAGCCAATCAAAGTTCACAGACCTAACTCACCAAAGCCAGTAATCAATATCAACATCAATGGTCCAATTTCTTCAACACAAGATGCTCATAGAGTAGCAAACATTGTACGTCAAGAAATTGCCAATGTATTTGAAAAAGCTGGCGATGAGTTCGGTCTTGATCCAACTGTTTACTAGGAGGTGAGGATATGGCAAAACGCAAAAAAATGACTGCTGATGAAAAAGCAGATCAGAAGGTTAAATACTATCAATCTTTGGAAAACAAGTATCAGAAGCGTTGGAGAAATTCCGAGCAAAAAGGCATGGATACCTACAACAAGATGAAAGCTGCCAAAGATAAGAAAGAAAAAGCCAAGCTGAAAACTAGGTGGCAGAAGATAACCAAAGTAGTTGGTGCTGAAAATAATGCTCGCAAGCATTACCAAAAATTGCGTAAAAATGCAGAAGATGAACGTGACGCTTTGCATAAACAGCAAGGTAGTCTAGCAGCTATTGCTGAAAAGATTGCTCAGCATAATGCGCAGTTCAGCATTGATCCTTCTAGTGGAAACAATGAAGGTCATGCAGCCATTTTCCCTAGCGATGGTAGTGCCAAAGAGCCAGTCTATATTTCTCCTAGTGATAACGAATCAGAAGATACAACTTCAAACGTAACTTCTTGGCCCGTCGATGAAGGTGCGCCAAGAGCTGACTATGTCCGTGTTGCATCTAAGACGGTTTCGGTAGGCGGTATCATTACCGGTCGTGATCGTACAGAAGCAACTGAAAAATACAATCGACTTAAAAGCTGGCACAATCACAATAAGACATTGACATATCTAGGTGACATCAACTACAAGCACTTGGTTATTAACGACTTGCAGAACACTTACTCTGACTTACGTGACAACTTAAAGGTAAGTATTGGCTTTACATTCATTTATTGGGCACAAGTTACAACTTCAACTGGTAAGAATGTGAAGAAGAAAACGTCTAAGAGTTCTAAGCGTGTAGCAGGTAGCAGAAACAAAAAATACACTGCGATTACTGTTAAAAAAGGTCAGACATTGCTTGGCTTAGCTAAACGCTACAACACAAGCGTTAAATGGCTGCAGAAGGTAAATCACATCAAAAACCCTAACCGAATCAGTACTGGTGAGCATTTATACGTTGGTAAGAAAGTCAATAAGAGAGCCAAAGGAAAGATCAGGGTGAAGTAATATGGAAAATTACGTTCCAATAGATGTGGATAACTTGCCTGACATCTTTGACATTCAGCTTGCTGGCGAAGTCTTCACGTTTCGTGTTGATTACAACTTAGTTGCCGACTACTACACCTGCACCATCATCAAGGACGGCAATGTAGTGCTAGCCCAAGAGCCATTGTTACTTAATAACCGACTTGGTGCGACACTTCCTAGCCTTGACTTACCTTGGACTGATCTTAGAATCATGGATCCTACAGGTCATGCTACTGATGCAGGTAAAGGCAAGTTTGGCAAGCAAGTGCAGCTCTACTTGGATGTCAAGGATCCAAACGGATCAGAAGATGAGAACCCAGACGTTGAACCGCTGGGCTATGATCCTGACGAGCAATCTGACGATCTTACAGACGGCGAGGTTGATATCTCATGACAATAGTTACTAAGGATCCTCATGCTTGGTTTGTTACCGAGGGTGAAGACGGTACTCAGACCATCTATAACAATGAGACGTTAGGTCATGATTATCCGTTTGCCTTTCAAGTTAACTTCTCTGACACACCAACACCGCAAACAAACACGGTGACGCTTTACAACCTATCCAAGGAACACAAAGACTTTTATCATCGAAAACAACATTGTTATGTAGCCTTCAACTGGGGAAAAGAAAAAAAGATCCTAGCTGAGGGCTATATTTCTAAAATCGACATGGAGCAGCACGATGGCGTTACTGATACGCAGGTTATCAGTTTTACGGAGGGCAATGATTACTCAAACGTTAAAGCCAGAAAGCTGAAAGTCAACAAGACCAAGAAGGTCAATAAGTACAAGACACAAAAGGTCAAAGAAAAAGACCACATGAAGAAGACCTGGAAACATTGGACTACCGTTGAAACCTATAAACGTGGCCCAAAGAAAGGTCAAAAGTACTTAAAACATCATCGCAGACCAGTTGAAAAGCTGGTCAAAGGCAAGGTCAAAAAAAGGCGTGTTAAGTACCGTGGCACTAAGACAGTTCAAGTCAATAAGACTTTTAGAAAAGGAACGACTTACAAGAAGTTAATTCAAGGTATTGCGGCTCAATCAGGAATTAAGATTTCAAAACTTGATCTAGCAAAGAACCCTACCTTGAAGAAAAACTTTACCGCCAAGGGCAAACCACTCACTCTAATCAATAATTTGCTTAAAAAGACCGGCTCCAAGATGACATATGTTAAGGGCAAGCTTGAAATAGTTAACCCTAAAGGCATGAAACGTACTTGGTTTGAAATCGATGATAAGGATTTGATCCAGCCGCCATCTTATAACGAGGACAACTCAGATGATGACGACGGCAAGGGCACATGGGAAATCACTGTTCCGCTTGTTCCTGAAATCACTGTAAACGTTGGTGTGCTTATGAATAGTAAGTACTTAAAAGGTCGGTTTTATGTAAAAGCAGGTCAACACAGTTCAGACGGTGAAAACCCACAGACACAATGTTCCCTTGTATCAATGTAAAGGAGGCTGATTTATGGCATCACCACATAATAAACAAAGTAGTTCGCAAGCAGAACTTAAAAAGGCTTGGTACCACGGTATGCACAAGTTTGAACACGGCATATACGCAGGCATCAAGTCTTTTTATATTGCCAAAGTTGTGAAATACGACAAAAGCAAACACATTGCTGATGTCTTGCCACTGACTAATTGGTCAGATGGTACCAAGTCAGCTCAATATCTCGATGTTCCGGTTATTGAGAGCTGCTATCTCTTTGATGAGATGGCTGATGCTTTGAGACCGGAATTTTCAAATGCTGATGTTAACCATACGATTCCTGCCCATCCAGGTGCACCGGCTCACGTTCACACGAACCTGGCTGGCAAACTACCAAAGCGTCACTTCATGCGAGCTGGTGTCCCAGTAGTAGTCGGCGTGCTTGATCGAGACAACGATGCCTGGAAAGGCGGCAGATCAGTCGAGACATTTACTCCTGCTAGCGGTCGTATTCATGACGCTAACGATTCAGTAATCATCGGAGTGCTAGGAGGTAATTGGTTAGATGGCTAGAGATTTACAAGTTGATCAAGACGGCAACTTGGTTATTGATCCTGATACTCATGACCTAGCTATGGTTGACGGTCTTGATGAGATAGCTCAAAGGATCAAGGCAACACTAGAAATCCGATATGGAGAAATGGTCAACCTTGATCCAGAGATGGGTGCCGATTACACCAACTTTCTTGGCAAGAATTTCAATGAAAACTTCGCAGCGGCTGATATGACAAGTGCCATTGAAGCTGATGTCCCAGAAGTTGAGTCTGTTGATTCTATCAGATTTATTAAGTTACCACATCGGAAATTAAAAGTTACATTTACCGCTACCGTCCAAAACGATGACGGAACAACTAGCACAGTGGAAGGAGGTTTGCCAGTTGCCACTTAGTCAAAGCTGGGGGCTTACCGAAAACGGCTTTATAGCCCCAACGTATGAAGAAGTCTTGGACAGCGTAGAAGATGATTTCATTAGCAAGTTTGGCGATGATATCGTCCTAACAAGCAATTCTAACTTTGGCATCATTGCCAGACTGATTGCTTGGCGTGAAACACTGATGATCCAAGAACTACAACAAAATTACTATGCAGCGTTTATCAGTACAGCAACTGATACCAGTTTAGACCGTGTTGGCTCAAACATGGGTGTTGGTCGTAAAGTTGCGCAGCCGGCGTTTGCCACGATCGAGGTAACGACTGATGGGCAATATCTGATTGAAACCGGTGAGACGTTTGAAACTGACGACGGCTATGTGTTTGATTTGATCAAAGACATCACGACAACACAGCAGCCGGACGGTACATGGAAAGGTACTGGGATCGTTCAAAGTGAAGAAAACGGCTCGATGAACAACGTAGCTGCTAACAAAATTACGATGGAATCCAATCCGGACGATAATGTGCTGTCAATTACTAATCCAGAGCCTGCTGGCGGTGGTCAAGATTATGAAGACGACGAAACATATCGAGCACGATTGCTCGAAGAAAACGCCGCTAAACCTGGTCCAACCGCATGGGGCATGAAGTCAGCATTGATGGAATCGCCTGGTGTTCGTGATGTTAACCCAGTTGAAAACGACAAGGGAGTGCCTAACAGATGGGGCGATGATCCTTACTCTGTTCACATCTATGTACTTGGTGGCGATGATCGAGAAATTGCTCACATAATCGTCAATCATGAAGCAGCAGGCATCACTCTTGTTGGTTCTAAGGCTATGGACGTACTTGACGCTACTGGTAACAAGAGAACAGTACACTTTGATCATGCTATTGAAAAACCAATCTACGCCAAAGTTACTCTAACAGTTAATGAGAACTGGAATGATGACGAAGGAACAGATGATGTCAAGGCTGCTATTGCTGAATACATTAATAGCTTAACGATTGGCAAAACATTGTACTTAACTCGCTTGTATCCTCTTGTTTATGGTGTCGATGGTATTGACGAAGCAACAATCGAGATTGGTACTAATCTTGCTACTCTTAGTGGTAAAGATATCGTTAATGAAATAAACGAAGCTGTCAGTTGTGATGAAAACAATATCGAGGTAGATGTCAATGGCTTATGAAACAACTGATCAACTCCTGGCTGAAATTTCAGATCACTGGGTAAAAGATCACCGTGGTAATTTGTATAAATTATTCGATATCTACAATAGCGGAATGGAACAGATCAGCGATATTGGAAACAAAGTTGTCGAATGGCGTGCGATTGATAATGCACGAGGATCAACTTTGGATTTGTTTGGTCAAGAAATTGATATATCAAGACCAACACAGGACGATGATCCATACCGTTTCATGATCAAGCTGAAAACTCTTTTATCAAGGGCACAAGGCACTATTCCATCTATTGTTCATATCACAAGCACAGCACTTGGTACTGATCAAGGTATTAAAATCTGGAACACGGCAGAACCACGTCACATAGGTATTCAAATACCGTGGAATTATGTCAGCAATGACTATGTTCAACGGTTCCTGCTCCAAAGCATGCAACACATGCTGGCGTTAGGATATTGGCTTGACTGCATCGTTTTTCGTACAACCGAACCACTTACACTTCATATGGGTATGGCTGGTCAGGAGAAAACACACGACATCAGCAGAACAAAAATCAAGTGGTGGTCTGGCTATAAAACCAGAAACACCGCAAATTTGTATCTAGGAACCCATGGACTATATAAAGATGTCACTCATGAACACCATGGAATTAAGTGGTGGACTGGATGGAAAGCCAAAAATGATAGCAAACTTTATTTCGCTATCACAGGCAGGATGATCAAAACTTCCTTATATCACACGAAAACAAAATGGTGGACCGGTACGAGCGTTGAAGTTCATACCGGTCCCACTATAGGCAACAAATTAACAACTACAACTACTCAATCTCTAACGAGTGAGTAGTTTTTTTATTTACAAGAAAGGAGTAAGCAATGGCAGATACAACCGAATACAAAGAAAAGCTAGAACAACCGCTTTTAACCGATGCCGGACGACAGATCTTTTTGCAAGTCAGCAACGGCGACGGTACTTTGGTTTACACCAGAGCAACCATGTCAAGCCGTAAGCCAGTTGATGCACAAGGCAATCCGCTTGATGATGAAGCTATTCGACAAATCACTTCACTGCCTGACGACTTAAAAGAGGGACAGCTACAAATAACCCCAGTTGCAGACAAGCATTTTAGTGTGATCGCTGATTTCAGCAACAAGAACCAATCTGCTGACATCATTTATAGCTGCATTGGTTGGTTTGCACGAGTTGACAGCTCAACCGGTAAAGGTCCTGAAACTTTAATTGCTGTGCAATTTACCAAGAACGATCATGAAACATTAGGGGCTGGTCGTCCTGATGGTCTCTCAACAGAAGTTATTTCTTCCGAAATTGATATGACTATTGGTGATCAAGCCAAACTTGATCTAACAATCAATGAAGTTGGTTATGTAACCAGAGCAGAGTTGAATACTTGGCAAACTAAGGTACAAGACACAATCAATACCGAATTTAATAATCAATCTAAGGTGTTGACTGTAACTCTTAATGGCAAGACACCAACCAAGGCTGACGATAACCACGTAATTAACTTGCCTACATACGACAAGACAACCATTGACCAAATGGTAGCAGGAGCCGGTAGAGGGGCAGGCATTAACACTGTTCAAGGTATCGCACCTGATTCAACCGGTAACGTAAATTTAGCTAGTGTCTTTTACTTAAAGACTGATGTGGATAATATCGTTAAAACTCAAAACGATACTATCAAGTCCTTGCAGACCGCAAACGGCAACAAAGATACACAGATTACGTCACTTAATAACCAAATCAATGATCTGGTCAATAGAGTTAAGTTCCTAGAACAAAACGCAATGCTAGGCAAGCGATTTACTAAGGCACAAGAAGCTGACGCTACCGCATGGGAAAACAACAATCCAAACGGTATTGCGATGATTGAAAAATAGTTAGAAAGAAGGTGGAAGCATGCTAGACCACATGATCTTTAACAGACTGAAATGGTTCAATATTAGCGGCAA